GGTTTCAAAACTGGTCGACCGAACAGACTGCGCTTAGCTATAGGGGGGCTATGCGCCGCAGGTACCTTGAAGCAGAGAAGTCCCTTGGAGAGCGCCCCTTGTGTTCGGGGGACGCTGTTGTCAGGGCTTTTTTGAAGGCTGAGAAGCGTGAACCATGGAAATTGGCTAAACCTAGGATGATTTTTCCTAGGTCACCTAGGTTCAATTTGGTTCTTGCTTCTTGGCTGAAACCCTTGGAGCATTGGTTGTGGCCTCGGTTACAATCAAGGGTGTTTCATGGTGCCTCAAGCCACGGTCGTTGTGTGGCTAAGGGACTCTCGCAGTCGGGACGGGCTAGCTTGATCAGACGGAAGATCATAGCTATCCCTGACTGCGTGGTGGTGGAGGTTGACGGTAGCGCTTTCGAAGCGCACGTCACCGAAGAGCAACTTAGGTTGGAGCATGGTTTCTATCTCAAGGCGTACGGTGGTGCCCCTGAGTTAGCAGCCCTGCTTGCTAAACAGCTTAAGTTGAAAGGTAAGACTTCCACCGGTGTTCGTTTTTCGCGCACTGGTGGTAGGGCTAGTGGGGACTTCAACACGGGCATGGGCAATACTCTAATCATGCTCTGCGTTGTCGCCGCTTCACTTCGCATGCTCAACGTCACCGGTTGGGATGTGTTGGTGGACGGTGACAACGCGTTGTTGTTTCTTCCTGGTCGCCTTGCTGCTCCTGTTTTGGAGCGCTTTGGCTCTGTCGCTCTGAACGTCTCTGGGCACGAGATGCGTTTAGAGAGGCCTGTTAAGACTCTTTGGGAGGTGCGTTTCGGACAGTCGGCACCAGTCGTCGGTGCCCGTGGGCTCACGATGGTTCGGCCGTGGCGCAAGGTTTTTAGCCAAGCCTTGTCTAGCCACGTGCATCTTCGTGAGCCCAGGGGTGCTGCCGACTGGTTGCGGGCGGTTCTATCGTGCGAGTCTTGGCTCGCCGATGGTGTCCCCGTGTTGTCCGCCTGGTCGCGTCGCCTAGACGAGATCCTCCCCCCACGCAGGAAACTCAGG